GTATTTCAACCGGTTCGCTTGACCACATACTTACCTTTTCATTTTTGTCACACCACATCATAAACTTACGTTCCCAGGAACTTCTATATATGATAGGAGTAGGTCCTGCATATTTAGAAGGATTATTAGGTTTATAATAACCTTGATTGAATCCTGAATTTTTAGTTGGTTTGACATTCTTTATTGACATTAGATGCTATAAATTCCTGTTTGATTTTCAGAGTTACCTGATCCCTTGTCTATAGATAAAGTTCCTTTATATTTTTGAGGGTGAATCTTATTCCATCCTTTAGCATATCCTCTCTTTGCTATCTCTGTGAAATACGCAAATGCATTTGGATATTTAGGATTGAAGTTTCTCCAATATTTTAAAAGGTCTAATATAGCAAATTGTAGACAATCGTTCCTATCATCTTCGCTAACATACCTCATTCTATTGATCGCCTTTTCTGCCAAGAGAATTAACATTTTTTCAGCATCTCTTGTTAATTTATCCTGTTCTTTTGAAAGAACCATCTGATCAAAGAGGTCTCTGTTATTTAAGTAGTTTTTTGATTTTCTTCTTTTAGCCACAGTGTTGTTGGTTTATTTATAGAGATTATACTCAAAAATGTTAAAAAGTTTATTAACCTAAAAAAGGGACCATTGGTCCCTTCTCTATTTTACGATGATACGTCTTATGCGTTTAAAGCTTCGATCTTATCTTCCCATATTTTGATCTCTGAATTAATTAAAGCATCAGCAGCTTTAATTTCTTCAATTGATTTATCAGCCTCAGCTAATAAACCTCTTTGATCTTTTAAGAAAGAAATCATTTCTTCAAACTTTGAAATTTCTTCAGATTTCTTAGCAAGTTCTAAAGTTTCTCCTTCTAACATTTCAATTAATACAGCTGAAGCGTCTTCTGAAGTTTCTGCCTTAATATAAGATACTGCTTCATTAGCGGTCGCTGTAAAGAATTTATTTAATTTGGTGTCTTTGTTGAATCTTGAAACAAATAGATTTTCATCTAATTTGAATAAATCAACAGTGACACCTCCCTTCTTATACGTGGTAGCGAAGTCTAAATGCATGAAATTTTCTACAATTGTAGAAAGGTTTTCAAATAATTCAGCTTTATTTTTGTTTTCATATCTAACTAGTCCGCTGGCTAATACGTATGTTGAGAATGATTCTTTAATTTCAGATGTTCCATTGTAGAATTTTCCTTCTTCAATGTTGTAAATAAATTTTGAACCTTTGTTATACCATTTGATATCGTTTCCTACTATATCGAAATTTTCAAAAGCATCGATTGCGTTTAAAAATTCTTTATTAGTTGGTCTTTCGATAATTTCAATGTTGTTTTCTTTTATTTCGTAAGCTCTATTGTTTAAATAGAATTGAATACTTTCTTCAATTTGTACGAAAGGTGCTAACATGTTTGTCATTTTATTATTCGTTTAATTTTATTGTTTAACTATATATCTAGATTGTTCTCATCAATTACGTTAGGATCGTCTGGTTGTGCCTGTATTTGCTCATCCTTTGCTTCTCCCTTATTAGATGTAATTGATTTTTGTTTTATTTCAAACATTCTATTTCCTGCATGAACTTCTGTTTCAAATTCAAAGGAAGGAATAAATGAATTTACCTCGATAGGAAATGATATTTTATAATTTTCTTTGTCGTCAAATCCAAAGTCTATTGGATTTTCTTGACCATAATCTTCAGGTAGCGAATAGTATGAAGCCAATCTATATGTTGCCTCGTCTAAATGACCTACCTCTACGTTAAAATAATTTGACTTATATAATCTTTTGATAATCATTTCTGTGATCTTAAATGAATCAAGGCTAGAAGATACTAATATTTCTATATCAAAACTAACTGTCACTGGGATCATTTCCACTTCAGCTGCAAAAGCCTGTAAAGCTCCATCTTTATCTAGTTTAGAATAATTTCCCATTATTCTTTTATTAACTAGCTTAGAAGATTCTATTGCCATTGATGTTATTCTAGCTACTCCTCTAGGAATTGCATCATAATTTCCATCTGCAAAACCAGGATCAGGATAACAATCTTCTCCAGTTGGTGTAGTAAATAAGAAAGTATCTCTTAGAAATTGATCATCTCCTGTAACTGAATAATAAAAAGGAACATCAATTATTTTTCTTTCGCTCTCGCTAGACTGTCTATAAAAATATACTTTATTATTTAAGTCTGCTATTAAGCCAATTATAATGTGCCTAACAACCGAATCGTCTGAATTATATTTAAGATTATATGTAGCCATTTATTATAGGTATCTTGTCGCTGCTCTTTGCCAGTTTGGTAGACCAGACATTTTTAAACCAGCTGCTTTAACGAATGTTCTCATAGAAATATCGTTTGCGTTTTTCATGAATTCGTAGATTTCTTCCTTTTCTTTAAGTGGCATCTCAGTAGGTTCTAAATAAGGTAATAACCTTTCCATTCTTTCCATTAAAGTTGCATCATCCGGATTTACATCTACTAAAATAGATCTAGATCTGATAGCTCCATCTGGATCTGCCTTTTCTTTTGCTAAATTAGAAATAAAGATTACTCTTCCTGCAAATTCAAATGAGTTAGGAACAATTCCATTTTCTTCTAGTGTGAATGCTTCTTCAGGACTCACGTCTTTAGGATCATATACTGCTTTAGTCTTTTTTAAATAAGAAATCTTTCTTATTTTCTTTGTATCTAAAGCCGCTTTCATTAGGTTTCTACCATTTTCATCTCTAAATACTGCGTCACAATCATCAAAGATTAATGTTTTATTTCTATATTGATAGAATTTCTTATACATCATAATAACAGATGCTGCACCTGAAACCATAACATAATCTTCTTCGTCAACAAGACCTTCATCTTTCATTGCTCTTTCTACATTATATGTTTTACCAGTACCCGCTCTACCCGAAATAAATAAAGAGTTAAATGCACCAGCAGCCACTCTTCTAGATATTTCATAAATATCTTCCATTGTTTCTTCAAGATATTTAACCTTATCATTAAGGGTCATATCATTTTGTGTTTCGGCGGCAGTAGGCTTTATTGCAACCTGCTGTCCTTTCTTAATATTCATGATTGAAGAATAAGGAACTTCTAATTCGTCTGCTATTTTATTAACGGCCATTCCAGCTGCTAATTTAGCCTCGATCATTTTAATTTCTTCTTTAGAGAATGCTCTTTTAGTTCTTCTTTCTAATAACATTGACTCTTGTATAGATGCAACGTATTTTTTATCCATTAATCTAACAAATTCTCCAACTAATTTAACGATTGGGAATGTTTCAGATGAAATAGAAAAATCAGATTTAGCGTCTGCTGCATCTGAGAAATAGATTATAGAACCTACAATACCAGGGTTTTTTGCAGTAGCGGGAGTTACCATAAATGCCTCTGTACCTTTACTTGAGTAAAACATTACTCCAGAACCCATATCAGTTATCATTTCGAATGGAAACTTTTTAAAGTCCTTCTTTGTTTTCTTATTTACAAATCTTGCGATTATCGTAGCTGCTTTATTTAGAGAAGGATTTACAAGTTCTATTGAACCCGTTTTCATAGCTTCATTTAAATACTGATCGTATTTTAAGATTTTATTATTCATGTTTAAGTGAAATCTTTTTATTTGATTTATATATCTTTATTCTATAACCTCTATCTCGAGTTTAGAGAATCCATTTTCTCTATATATTTGTATCTTTTTATCAAATAATTCATGGGGAAGAACAGTGTGATTAATTACGAAAGTATTAATCTTACTATCTTTGATAACTTGTGATAGAATTTTAAGAATATTGTGGACTCCATCTGCATCCACTGAAGATAATAGCTCATCTAAGAATAAAAGATTTAATTGTGGAAATCTTAATTTAAGTATTTTGATGATAGCAATAATTATAATAAAGTCTGCCTTCTTTCTTTCACCTGTTGATAATGTAAGTGGATTGATCTCTTCTCCTAAATGATTAATAAGACAATTAAACTTTTCATCGAATCTTATATGGAAAGGTAAGTGCATTGTCTGACCCATTGCAGCAATATTAGCATTAAGACCTGGTAAAATAGTTTGAATTGCAAGGTTCTTAACGCCATCTTCACCTAGAACCTCTTCTATTATTTCTAAGAAATTATAGTTACCAGAAGTTTCATCCTTTAAATTTGACTTTGATGATTCTTGTATTTCGAATTCTTCAATGATTTGCTTTAAGTGTGAAAAATCATTATTAGAATTTAAAGAATCTTTTATCTTTACTAATTCATTCTTTAAATTTCTAATGTTAGTATTAATAGTAGACACTTTATCGTTAATTGCCTTGTCCTTAATTCTTAAATCTGAAATATTAGTTTTAATATCATTCACCTTTGTTTCTGCCTTTGAGATATCAGAAGGAAGAGATTCTGCCTTAGACTCTATTTCTTTTTTTCTTTCTTGGTGAAAAGAAGAGGTTAGTTCGCCTTCACATGTTGGACATTTATCGGTTTCATATAACGCTAGCTTTTTCTTTAATTCTACTAACTCATATTTAAGTGAAGTATATTTAGATTGTTTTTCCTGTAAGTCAGAAGAATTAGAAGTAATCATTTTAGATACTTTGGTGCTTGCCTCTTCTAATTTAATTCTATTAGAATCATATTTTTTAAGACTAGTTTTCAAAGATTCTATTTCTTCTTTGTTTTTAGTGTCAGCTTCTGCTAGTAATTGATTTAATTTCATATTAACTGAAACTATATTTTCACTAAGCTGACTTAATTCTTTTTCATAAGAATCTAATTCTATTTTAAGATCTCTTCTTTCATCTTTAATCTGCTTTTGCATATCATTAAGGATGGAGAATCCAAACATTTTATCGATGATTTGTCTTTTATCATGATTTGTCATTGTTAAGAACGACTTAAAATCATTTACAGATAAAATTATAATGTTTTTAAATACGTGGTATGGGATTCCGAATATCTCTTCTTCTAAATAATCTTGAACTGATTTCTTACCTGCTTTATCAAATTCAATTCCATTTAAAAGAACTTTAAATCTATTAGGCATTAGGCCTCTCTCAATTTCTACTGTAGTTCCTTTACATTGAAGTTCTATTCTTACCCATAGTTCCTTATTGATTCTATTGGGAAGGTCTGCCATCTTAACACCTTCAACTTTACCATATAATGCATATACGATTGCATTGGCAATAGTGGTTTTACCGTGGCCATTTTTACCAAGAGTTAATAACAACTCTGCCTTATCATCTTCGAAATCTATCCTTTGAATTGAATTTCCGTATGATGCAAAGTTTTTAAATTCTATTGATTTGATTTTCATGCTTCGTTATCGTAATTATATGCACACTTATCATGCAAGTTTTTTAAACTAGTCTTAACTCTTTTTCGAGTTTCTTCATCATGTGGAAGACCATCAACGAATGTATTACATAAATGTAGAATGTTATAGTTCTTATAAAGATCTTCTATTTCATCCATGTCATATAGATCCTTATCTAAAAAAGAATCAGATTCGTATATGTTTGGTTCTATTCTTCTACCTATTTTTTGTATTTTGTTTATTAATCTAGATAGTGCACTTGTCGTTGCGATATTAGAAGGAACATATAAGTCTACGTAGTTATTTCTAATCTTATCTTTAAATTCACCGAGAGAAACATTGTAAAGACTTGTAAGATAGAACTTTACGAACTTAGGTGATATAGTATTTTCGTAAAAGGTTTCTTCCATGGTTCCTAGATCAACCATATCAAAGCCCTTAGTGTTACCTGAATCAGATCTTGTTAATTCGTAAGGAGTTCCTACTAATCTTAACTTTCCTTTAGTTTGTCTATAATGAATATGTCCTGAATAAACTGCATCATAGTTTTTATAAGAAATCGTATCTGTTCCGTGGTGGTTTTTAACTTTAGAATTTAAAGAAACTCCTGAAACTTCAGAATGGCAAAATACAATATCTGAATTTGGAAATTGTGCAAGTGTTTCTGCCTCATGTATTGAATCTCTTCTCCATGGCATTAAGAGAACTTTCTTTCCTCCCCATTTAAATTCTTTAGGTTCCTTATATACTGCCACGTTAGGAATCCACTTTAAAGAATCTATTGAACTTACATCATTAGATTTTTTAGCCCATATATCATGGTTACCACATATAACATGAACTGGTAAAATTTCACCTAGTCTTTCAAAAAGATCTACAGCATAGTGAAGAACTCTTAAGTTTATACTTTGTCTATTATCAAATGCATCTCCAACTTGAACTAAAATGTCACCTTCTTTGACATCTCTTTTTAGTGTTGGAATAAATTGGTTTTCGTAAAAATCTTTCTGTGTCTGTAACCATTCCAGAGAATTAGAACGAACTCCAAGGTGCATATCTCCGAGAATCCAGATTCTATTTACTGGTTTCTCTAATACCTTTGACTCTATCATTTTTAGAAAAGTTTATTTATGTTCTTTCTTTTTAAGACGTTTGTTTTCTTGTCAAGTTCCTGAATAAGTGCTTCCTTATATTTGTTACTTAGTGAAGAATAAAATTTAGTTGGATTAATATTAAAGTAGTCGCATAATTCTGAAAATAAATCTATTATAGAAAACTTTGCGCTTAGTTCGTCATACATAAACCCATACACTTCATTTATGTCTAATTTTCTTAGTTTCGTTATTTGTTGAAATTCATCTACCTCATTAAACTTCTTAAATCTTGAAGCCTCTATTAATTCATGAATCTTATTTCTAATTTGTTCACTTTCTATTTTATCTTCTTCGTCTCTGTTATCCGTGTATTGTGGATTAAGGTTAAATGAAATAGTTCCATTTAGTTCAAAGTCTCCTCCGTCTTCGAAAGTGTTGTCAAATATTTTATCTCTTTTTGTTCTCATAATTATAAGCTGTGTATGTTAGAATTAGTAACTTCATCGGTCTCTGTAAGTCTCATGTAATTATAGTTAATTCCTAATTTACATTTAGATCCTCTACCTTCACCGTCTCGTATTTTCAATATTTTAAGCCAGTATTCATAACTAGCTCTCATCATATCGTCTTGTATAATACCAAGCATAATATCTGCAGTATGCGATAGACCTGCTGATTCTGCAACATCTGTCATTGTGATATCGCTTGAATTATAACCGTTTCTTGTAATCTGTGTTGCTGTTACAATCAACCATCCGTTTCTTACACCCATTGCTCTAAGATCTTCCGCGATTTGCTTGATCTTAAGATATGTGTTTTCAGAATTAGGATTTCTAAAATTAGAAAGAATATTAATATAGTCAATAACTACTGCACCGAGTTTTATCTTTCTTTCTTCTTCAATTTGCTTTAAGTATGCTTCAATATCTGGAACAGTTGCCTGTGATGTTGGAAATTGCTTTACAAATAATTGACCAGGGGGAGTAAAGCCATCTCCTACTGTTTCTAATTTTCTTTTAATTAGATCAGAATTTTTAGATTTTTCTTCGTATTCTGAAATATCTATGCCTAGTAGATTTGAACCGATTCTTTTCATAAATTTAGGTGCTGACATTTCTGCAGTTATGACGGCAGTGTTAGTTCCCATCTTTACAAAATTAGCTGCATCGTTAGCAAGATAAATTGATTTACCAATATTCTGTTCACCTACATAAACAACTAGAGAGCCATCTTTATCATAACCACCATTTAATGCTCGATCTAAAAAGTTATATCCAGTAGATACTTTAACTGCATCTTCGAAAGAGTGATCCTCTGGTTTAAAGAAGTCTAATCCTAGGTCAGAGTTAAATACGATAGAGTTTCTATCATTAATTAAAGTTTTAACCTTAGAAATGATAGAGTCTGCATTATCCGGTGTTACTTCAGTTGTTTTAATATACTCAATAGTATCTATAAGAGTGTTATCAAAATTACGCCATTTAATCCATGCTTCAGCAGTGGAAGTTAACCACTCTTCATCGTATTGATCTAGGTCTACATTATATACAATATCTATAATCGACTCTTCGACCTTTCCTGAAATCTTATCATTTTTAATAAGTAGTTTCATTTGCTCGCTAGAAGGAGTTTCATGAAACTTATCATAGAACTTAGTAGCAAGGAAGTGTATTAAGTCAATATCTTCTGAGGTGTAAAATCCTCGTTTAATATTTCCTAGATACTTAGGTTTCTGTAAAGATAACTTAAAGAATATTTTTTCAAAATCAGGTCCAAATTTCATATTATAGTTTTTATACTTATTCTACCACCAAATCACCTTTTGTTTTCGCATAAGGTATTTCTGACCATAAATTAATCGCAATTGCTTTTCTTGTTCCCTTTGTAACGATGTCAACTGCATGCACATCTTCACCTGCCCTAAATATAATTAATCTATTAGGTCTGGTTTGTATTACATCTGGCTTTTTATCTTTACCCGCAGTATGAACAATAAGTTCACCTCCTTCAAAGTCTGCCTGTGGTGGATAATATACGGTCCCTATCACTGGTGTAATAATTTCTCCAGTTTCTTTAAACCATGATTCATCTTTGTCAAAATGAAAACCTAAATTATTTTTAAAACCTAGTTCTTTATTTGCAGTTTGAATACCTGTCCAATATTCAAACCCTGATATATCCCACACCTCAGATATTGGGCAATCGTTTGCCCATATAGCTGATATAAGCCTTTGCTTTACCGTAGGTTCATGGCCTGGTTCTTCGTTGAACCATCCTTTCCACCAGTAATAAACACCAGGATCTGCGAAAAATGTATTATCATTTGCAATATCCCTAAGCAGTTTTTCATCTTTAATAAAGTTGTCTCTAATTGTTATCATAAGAATGGGTTAATTAATATTTTATAAGCTTCCTTTCCTTCCTTTGAATTGGTTTGTTCTATTAGTCCCATACCAATCGCTTCAATTAATCCGGATTCTACATTTTCATTTTTTCCTTTTGCGAAATATTTATTAAGAGCATGTTTAGTGAAAGAAGCCTTTTGTCTGTCGGGCTGTCTCACTGCTCTAGTTATAAATATATGCATAATGTCAAATGCATCTGGAAAAGATTCTAATTCTTCTTGTATTCCTAGGATATATTTAATCGGAAGCTTGTCTTCGTTTATTTTGTTTATATTCAACTTCATTATGCCTCACTATCTTCTAACATTTCTTCTACGTCAATTTGAGAAATTTCAGTATTGTAATTAAATATTGGTTGAATGTGTGATTCGATTTGTTCTAAGACAGTTTGTGTAAATACCATTTCAGAAAAGAAATCTTTATTTGCAACAGTATGATCTAGGTGTTTACATATCCATGTTCTTGCTGTTGCCTTTGGAATCTTTTCTCCCTTTACGATATTTCCTCTAGTAATTCCACAAATATCCCATGTAGCATATTGTTCTAATCCAACGTAAGGATTCATACCTTCTGTAAAGTTTAAGTGAAACTTAATAGGATGTGGCTTTGCAAATCTATTTTTATCAGGTTTAGCCGTAACTATGATACCTACCTTTTCAGCTCCGTCCTTTAATTGAGCCTTGTTTAACATCAATACAATTGATGCTGCATACTGTGGTCCTGTTCCACCACCTGCAATTTGCATAGGAATAAAGGACTGGGATTGATATGTGTGGTTTGTAAATAAGAAAGGTATTTTAAGATCTGCTAATGGAGTCATTATAATTCTAAAGATAGATTTTAAAACCTTAGATCTAGTCATATCTGATTTATCAGAACCGCTTGCTGCATCTGCTATTTCTTTCGCTGTTGCTAGGTTACCAGCAGAATCTAAAATAATCATTACTTTAGGAACTTCACCGCCGGCTCTTTTAGCTTCTTGCATTTTCTTAGTAATAGTGGTTACAGAAGTTCTAAAATCCTGAACAGTGTTTGTTGGCTGATAGTTAACTTTAGAAGTATCTATGCCGAACTTTTCCATTTGTTCCTTATCAACTGCCGCTTCTGAATCATAATAGATTACGCTATACCCTTTATCGATGGCTTCTCTAACAGTGTTTAACATTAAGAATGTTTTACCTGTTCCTGAAGGACCTGCAATAGATGATGATCTATTATTAGGCCATCCTTTAAAAAGTGAACCTGATACACATGCGTTTAAGTGATAATTCCCCGTGTGAATCCAATCTGTTACTTCTGAAAAGTTAGAACTTTCCATAATAGAACCTAGTGGATTAATATTAGCTAATTCGCTATTTAAATCGTCGAATGTAAAATCTTTATTTTTTGCCATTTTTAAATATGTTTTTTTCTTTTTTTCTTAGTGTTTCTAGTTCTTTAATAAGAACACTGGATTCTTCTTTTATAGAATCCATTTTTTCTTGAAGAGAAGTCAATTTATTGTAAATCATTTTGTATTTTACGACAAATTCCTGTTGTTCTTCGGTAAGTGTGTTTGGATCAAGCATTGTTTTTTCTTTCTTCTATTTCGTCAAAGATACTAATTTGTTTAGGATCATTTGAAATTGTTTTTTCTTTAAAAATTAAAGGCCAAATCATTTTTCTTACCTTATCTCCTAATTCATAATTATTAGGGGTTTGTTCAACCAACTCTATTATTTTACTTTTAAAATCCATTTTGTTTATTTTTAGAATAATGAAGATGAATATATTAGATTTCTGTTTAGTCTCTGAAGACCTACTGAAGATAATACTCTATTGATAGGATCTATTACAGATTTTTCAAATTGTGTTTCATAATCTACCTGTGGTGCAATTTCATAAGGATGGGCACCTGGTTGATATGCATACATTTCACATACATTATGTTTACAATGATATAATTTTAGCTTTTCGCCATTACCAATCATTTTATACTTGTTTTTATATTTTGGATTCTGATTCATTAAGAAGTTATAGAATCCTGCTGCCTTGACGTTCGGAGGACATTTTAAACCATATTGAAATTCTATCGTATCATCTACAATGTATTTTTCAATATTATTAGTTCTTTTATTGAAAGCTATTTCATCAACATTAGACATCTTAAACTCTTTCTTTGCCGTTTTCAAAAAAGAAACTAATCTACTTAACATCTCTGCAGTTGGCTTTTCAGATAAAATCAATTTAAGAGCTTCAGTCAAATGCTTTCTTGCTAATGTAGGAGTAGAAGATTGAATAGTATCGAATCCGATCGTCTTAATCTTCTTAAGGGAAGGGTATCTGTCGTCTACTTCAAGCTTATCTTCCCATGCAATGTCTTGTAAATATTTCTTTTTAGCTAACCATATTCCTGAATATGCAATTGTTTCTAAATCGAAATATAAAAAGTTGTCCGTATTCGTAACTTCGGCATACTTTGCCATACATTTCGTGATATAGTCTTTGATTCTGAACGTATATAATTCCATAATAAACTTATCAATTGGTAGTTTATTATCTCCTAGCCATTCAATAGATTCATACATTTCTTCAAACTGAACGTAACATGAATCAGTATCTATATAGACCACGGAAGGTCTTACTAATTTATTCTTAATAGAAATATTAAAGTGCTCGTGGACTACAGTATCTTTAGGCCAAAACTCTTGAAAATATTTATTAAGAATCTTTTCAGAATATAGAATTGCATTCTGTCCTTGTAATGTAATAGATTCTGCAATGTCTATATTAAAAAAGTGAAACCACTTATTACCAAATGCACCATAAATCGAGTTAAGAGTTACTTTAACGGCCTGTTCGTATGCAGTAAACTTGGCGGACATCGTCTGATAGTGATCCGCCAAGATTTGCATTTCATCCCTTGTAAGGTCGTCTTCGGGCTTGTTAATTAGTGTGTTTATATCCATAAATTACTCTGCTGTTTGGCAAGTTGCAATCGTTAGCAAAGTTTCTGAATCATTAGATCTAAGAACTACTCTATTATCTAATACATGAGCAGTATAATCTTCTTTATCTAAAAGGTTAAGATATTTTTTGAATAATGTAACGTTAGTTCCTGATTCACCGTCATAATCTGGTGTTACTAACATGTTGTAGGTTTTTCCTAAAAGCTTTACACCGTTTCCGTTTGCATTAATCGAGAACGTTTCTTCTTTATCTAAAGAGAATAGGTTTCTTACCTTTGCAAGTGAAGTGTAATCTAAATCGAATTTAAAAGTAGAAGCTTCAGTGTTAAAGATACCTTGAATCTGTGCATCAGTTAGATCTTTATATCCTAAAGATGGTTCTGAACATGCGAGTGTAATTTCTAATTCATCGTTAAAGATCTTGAATGTAGTTGCAACACAATCTTCTTCGTTTTCAACAAATTCGATTTCTGCAGAAATAGCGTCATAGTCAAATTGTTTGAATGCATCTGTTATTTTAGAAGCGTCAAAGAATGCAATCTTTAATTCCTTGTCTGTAGAGATTTCACCATCTTCGATTTGAAAAACTTGAGAAATCGGCATTCTGTGATGCTTAACAGCATCTCTTTGTGGTAAATAAGCGGATGCCTGTACGACACCGTCTTTTAATTTAAAATAGACAAAAGAATCAATTACTTTAAGTCTATTAACGAAGCCGATGAAGTTGTTTGAATCGACCTTACTGATTGAAATTTTCATGAATGTATAATTTTTATTTGTTTATTATTCTACACAAAAATCACAAATAGTTTCAGTAAAAAAAGTGAGGCCAGGAAGTAGCGAACTCCTGGCCTCGATCCGAGAACTATCTCGGTCCTAAGAAGTGGACTTAACCACAACTAATCTTATCCATCACATGCTAAACAATCTTCCATTGCTCGTTGTGCGATGTCTCCTCTTAATACAGATTCTGTTCTCATGTAATAAAGAGTTTTTATTCCCTGCTTATAAGCTTCTAAATGAACTTGATTAATATATTTAGGTTCAGCCTGTGTAGGAAAAGCTAAATTTAATGAAACTGCTTGATCAATATATTGTTGTCTTACACCAGCTTGTTTAACCAATTCCATTTGATTAATTTCTTTAAAGGTTCTAAATACATCTTTAACAGAAATATAAAGATCCTTTTCATGATCTATTAATTTGTCATAAGCAAGTTGCTTAATCGGAGCATCATTGCTTCCTTCCTTTACCCAATATTCTTCTAATATATCAACGCCTTGAACTGAACCACCGTCTTCTAGTATTTTGTCCCATACTGTTTTCTTATTTTGCTTAATCTTAGTTAACATATCTTCTAGCGCAGGGTTCTTTCTGATAAAAGTTCCTTTTGCAGTTTGTTCAGTAAATACATTTGCTGCCCATGGTTCAATACCCGGTGAAACATTTCCTGCTAATTTAGAATTAGAAACAGTAGGAGCAATTGCTCTTAAGTGGGTGTTTCTCATTCCAGTTCCTACACACCAAAGAGGTTCTCCAAATTCTGTAGCTAAATCTCTACTTGCTCTTTCACTTTCTACTTTGATTTGTGAAAATATCTTTCTAGTTTCAAATTGAGCTGTTAAAGAATCGAATGGAATATTTCTATCTTGTAAATAAGTATGCCATCCAAGAACTCCTAAACCTAGTGCTCTACCCTTTTCAGCAGATCTTACTGCATTTTCAAAGCCTCTCATATATTTCGCTCTATGAATAAACTCTTGAAGAACTCCATCTAAAAAGTAAGTTGCAGTATAAATTAAATCAGTATCTTTCCATTCTTCATATCTTTTAAGATTCACAGAAGATAAACAGCATACAAATGAATGATTTTCATCAGTGTGTAGAGTAATCTCAGAACAGATGTTAGTCATATAAACCTTTAAACCATTTTGTTTATATGCATCGGGATTCATTCTATTAATATTACCCTTAAACATTATATAAGGTTCTCCCGTTGCTCTTCTTTTTCTAATCACGGCAGCCCATCTTTTACGAGCTTCTTTATCTCCAGCCTCGATCTTTTGCATAAACCCATCAGATACTACAATACATTGATGTACGTTTAAACATTGTCTGTTTACATCACCCTTAGGTTCTCTAACCTCTAACCATTCCCAGAAATCATCATGTTCTATATCTATATTGACTGATGCTGCACCTCTTCTTACTGAACCCTGATTAGTTGCTAAAATAGTAGAATCGTAAATTTTTATAAATGGAACTACTCCGTCTGAAGTTCCGTTTCCTGTAATAGTTGCTCCTGCCGGTCTTATTTGATTTACTCCGATGCCAACACCACCTCCATGTTTAGCAAGTAACATTAATTCTAAATTCTTTGAACCTATGTCGTGAATTGAATCTGCTACATCTATACCAAAACATGAAATTGGAAGACCTCTTTCTGAACCTGTGTTTGAAAAAACTGGAGTTGCAAGATTTAACCATCCTTTCCACATATAATCAAAGAATTTACTTGCTAATTCTGGCTTTCTTAATCTTTGTGCAACTGTCGTTGATACTCTCCAGTATGCATCTTTTGGAGTTTCTCCTTCTAGTAAATATCCTTTGGAAACGGTCTTTACATAAACTTCAGTATTAGCCCATACTGGGAAGTCTACTCCTAATTTCCATCCTTCAGATTCTCCGAAGTTTCTTTCTTTTCCCTTTTCATTGTATTCGGGGTTTGGTGCGTCGTTGTAATTTCTTATCATCATATATTTTATATTAGAATTATTGATTTGTTATGAAAACAAATCGTCTTCATCCCAGTTTTCATCTTCGCCTGCTTTAGAATAATCAGTAGGTCTTACTGCGAAGAAATCTGTATGTGTATGTCCACCTGTTAGGTGATAAAACCAATCTAATTCAGAAGCACTTTCTTCGTTGTATTCAAAAATAGATTGATATCCTAGTTCTGCTAATTTCTCATTAGCTCTTTTCTTAATAAATTCTTTAAGATCTTCTTTCTTAAGATTTTCTAAATCTCCCATCTCAAACATTTTATCAATAAATTTCATTTCCATTTCAACCATTAATCTAGCAGCTTCTTCAACCTGAGATTGAACTGAATCTCTAAGCTCAGTATATTCTTCACACATGTGGTTAAACAATTGACATCCCATTTTTGAATGAAGAGATTCATCTCTAACTGACCACTTCATTTGTTGTCCAATTCCCTTAAGTTTATTTCTCATTTGAAAGGAATAAAGAACAGCGAATGAAGAGTATAATGCAACTCCTTCTCCAAATGCACTAAATATAGCCAAAGATCTAGCAACATCTTTCCTGGCTGAAGGGTTTTTTAATAGATCTTCATGTGAATATTCTGCCTCTGTGTTCATTAAATAATCAAATCTTTCTGCAGTTGTCGGTTCATGTAAGAATGCTTCAAAATCCTCAAGACCTAATGTTTCATTTAAATAAGAATAAGCGGTTGCATGAATAGTTTCTTGAGAACCAAACAACATTGCCATGTGTTTGATTTCCCATTTAGGAAACCAATTAGTAACCATTCCTGTCCAATAATCTGAAACTGCACATTCAGTTTGTGCAAACCCCAAAAGAATATTTCCAACTAAATTCTTTTCAGAATCCGTAAGTGTTTCATTCCAATCCTTGACATCGCCTTGCATTGAAATTTCGGTATGTAACCAAAACGCTTGTGCTTGTTTTAACCATCCTTCAGTATAATATACTGGATATTCAAATGGTTTGTATTCTATTCTTTCTTTAAATATTGATGGTTTCATAAATTATGTTTTCTTAAATTTTTTAACTAGTTCCTAAAGTCTACAAAAGACCAACTGGTAACAGATTGGTCTCGTTAGTAGTCTATATATTCATGTAGAATAATAGACTGCCTCTCGAGACAAAAAGATTATCTTAATCTTTTTTTAAGTCTGTCGGCTTTAGTGAAATATTCGTATGAGGTTTGTTTATAATCTTTACGCTGATCATATAAATCTCCTAGAATTTTCTTTAACATTGAAGTCTCTTGTTTATATACTACTCCGTTTTCACAAACGATTACTTCTTTATCTTTTCTTCGCTCAGCGACTTCATGCTTTGCTACCTTTTCAACAAAGGCGTCGGGTGAAATATTAAATTGTCTCATTATAGAAGGATATAGTGATGCGAAGTCAAATGCACTTACACCTGCATAATACCCTGTAATGGGTTCTTTTACATAAGCACCTGCATATTGTGCATTCTTTTCACTGTCTTCCTTCTTTTCAGATCCAATTCGTTTACCTTCTTCTGATAGTTTTCGTGCAATCAGGGATTCTGTAACTGCCACTGGTGATGCTGCTTTATATAGAGGCATCTTTGTAATGTTTGCCAAGGTTAAAAGAACTTCCATCGATTTCAACTTCTGATCTATATAATAAACCAGTACGGAATCGACTACATTGTAGTAAATGTATTTTACAAAATCATCTCTATATAAATCCTGTAGAGATCCTGTAAATTTAATCTTGTTAACATTAAGAACTTGGCCTGAAACATAATCAAGTGCATTGGATTCTTTTACCTTTACACTTCTATCATATTTATCATATAATTGCATGTAATCTAAGATTCCAATATGTAAAGGTCTGCTATCATTTCTATCCAAAGACTGTGTCATAGAAACTTCAGCAATGTCTATTTGTAATCTTTTACATCTATTTACGATATACTGCCAATCATAATTAATAAAGTTCCAGCCTGTCATCATTGGAAACTTAGGTAGGAACTTCATTAAGAACGTATAGACCATATCATATTCTGACTCGAATTTCTGATATTTGAATTCCCAATCCTGATCAAAGTCTTTAAAATACTTATTAGTATCGTCTTCTATTTTTTGAATGCTTTTAGAATCCATATCTTCCAATCCTAATACAATAGCCTTATGTTCTGGTGTAATTATGGAAAATGACAGGATTCTACTTTTAGCTTCTTCGGCTTTTGGAAAGCCATCTACGATTTCAGTTTCAATATCGACGAAGTATGTTTTAGGCATATTGTATGCAAAGATTTCTTCTTTATCCTTTGCGGGTAATGAATCTAAGAAATAAGTTAAAGAAAACTTATTATATCTTCTTGCACTTCCTAGTTTGACTGATCTGCCATCCCAGTTTTTATGATCTAGACTTCTGCCTTTATCATTATCATTACATACATACCAGTTCTGATACTGTGAAATTGGATATTGTTTAAATGCTACTTTACCTTCGGTGTCGTAGTAAGAGATGATAACATCCCTGTCTCTCTGTTCAATATCTAATATCATTAATAGTTATTTTTCTGACGGTTAACATTCTCTTCTGCTTTTGCAAAGTAGTAGTTGTATGCTGTTTTAGCATCTAGCCCAATTGAAGCGGCGTAATTAATAAAGAAGTGTAGAATGTCTACCCATTCCATATACAATTCTTTTTTGTCGCCTTCGGACATGTCAGAAATTTTTAACTTATCATACTTAGTGAAGTCTTTTTTCCAGTATTTCCATACTGCATTACCGCTTCCGTCTTTAATACCACCTAGAGCATCTGTCATTTCATGAATTTCGTCAACTACTGCATGTGTGTTACAGTGCCAGAAATCCATAATTTCTCGGATTGTCATATCATCAAAGTTTAAACCATAAGTCTGCTCTTGCATCTTCTTTTGGTTTTCCATGATATCTGCTAAGTGTGTTGTTGATTGGTCGTAAAAATCTTTTACTTCTAGATCTTTACATTCGTTGTCAATGTTTGCCATTTTTCGCTACTTTTTAATGTTACTTATTATTCTACTTAAAATAATGAATCTGTTTTTAATTCTACTGGTTTTTCTACTGATCTTTTATTAACATTGTTAATAGCTTCAAAGAGATCATTGTTAACAACTTCTGGTGCGTTGTGTAATTTAGCTAATCTTAAAGAGTTTTTTCTAAACTCTTCTCTTCTTTCGTTATTGTTTGCTAATTCTAAAATCTGTGGAATAGAAGCTGCAATATCTTCTTTGTCTACGAAGATTGCAAAATCTTCAAGTTCTATGAAAGGAACTCCTTCTGTTCTGTGAATAACGTGAGTTCCCCAGTGTTTGTCAAATAACGGTATAGTTCCCGCTGCAATAACTTCACACATTGCGTATTCAATCATTGAACCATAAAGTCTTTCTGGTAAGTTAAAGAATTCTGCACCAAACATTGATTTTCCAAGTTCTGCCATTCCTTCTGCTAAATTATAAGGCCCATACATATACATTCTGTCTTCGACTTGTGGATATGTAACAGGGTTTTTAATTTCATGAACTTCAAAGATATCTTCTCTTAGAGTTTTTCTATCTTCTTGTAAAAACATAGGAAGAGCTCCAATAGATCTTTCAACTCCTCTACATTCTGTTACGAAATTATTACCTTTCAATAGTTCCATAATATCGAACATTCTAAAAGGATCTTTAAATCCAGCGAATCTTCCGAAGTATGTGGTTCTTCTTTCTTGTTCTTCAACTGGAACCACAATATTAGACCATGCATCATAGTCATAAGGATTAAGATTCATTTCAATTAATGGAGTATCAGGTGCATGTTCTCTTAATTTATTTGCAAAATTAGATCTTGCAGAATAGTTGAACATAGCGTCCATTGATTTCATGATTTCCCAATACTTATAATTCTTTGCTAAGTTTGCAGTGTTATGATCTAGGCAGTTTCCTATTTTAATAGGATTTTCTAAACCATAAATACAATGTTCAATAAAGTCTTCGTTGAATTCATCTCCTACTGATTTATGTGGATATGAAGTGTAATATACTACATCGCTCTTTTCAAGTTCTTTAGCAATATTAGGAATATCCTTTCTTTTAAATTCAGTACAAACGATATCTGTAGTTTTATGGCGAGGCCATTTCTTTTCTACCGCTGCATAAATCGTGGCATCATGGCCTTCTTTTATAAGCCAATTATAAAATTCGATCGTGTGTCTTGTGAGTCCACAACCTTCAACTCCTTTTGCTAATACTAATGCTATTTTCATATTTGTGATCCGTGTTTTATGTTAAATCCTCCATGTTTTCTGTATGATTGGTCTTCTTCTCCTATTTGTATTTCTCCTTCATATCCTTTTTCAGATGAATCAGAATATACGTCCATTTCGGAATAGACCAAATCTCCTAATGCGTTATGAGTTTCTTCGTCATTTACCCCGATATCAGTTCCTACTAATTCGTCCATTCCTTCAAGCTCCCAATAGTTTTCTGCTAAGTATTGAACGAATTCTTCTTCAGTTGTTCCTTTATAATTAGGGAATTTTTCAGTGTCTAATGTTACGATAGGAGTTGCTTCGGCAATATATCGATACTCGGTTCTTCTTACCTGTACTTTCATTTATTTTCCGTTTTCGTAATTATCTAAACCTTGAATGTATGCTACTGCATCTAAGAGATTATCTCTTTTATGATTGTAACTTTCTCTTGAAAACTTAAGAGCAACTAATGCTTTAAACATATCAGCGCCACTTACATCATGGCCTGTCATACCTTTAAATATTAGGGCAGCTCTGTCCATGCCTTCTGAAAAAGGACCGTAATTACGATCCGCTTCTTCACTCCTGTTGTTTACAATTTCGTTTGCTTCTTCTAAGATACTTTTCATAAGAATGTGTTTAACTATTATACTCTATATATGCGTTTTGTTTACGGCTAATTTTTCTAATTTTGATTCTACTAGAATTATTAGATCTTCAATTCCTTCGTTATATGCAAATTGTGTTTCGTGGTCCATATTTGCATACTTAATTTCATCTGCTGCATCGGTTAGTAGATTAACCAATACCTTTACGTCTTCTTTGCTCATCTTTGTTTTATTTTAGTAAGTTTTCTATTCCTAATTCTTCGGCGAAAGCAACTGTGATATCCTTTAGCAACTTTATATTTTCTTCTGAGAAATCAGTGTTGTCAAATTTAAATGAAATTGTTTTATCATTGGCACCTGAACTTTCTTTTACGAATTCAAATCCTGGAACTTTAGATTTTATACTATCAATTATCTTTCCTGTTTCATCTATGATTCTAGTAAGTCCATGATCTTTAACTAAATATCCTGATATTTTAATTCCAAGGTCATGGTTCTTTTGATTAATAACCCATTCGATACCTAATCTAGAACCAGTATAAGCCTTTCCAATATAAAGGTATCTACTACGGTGTGGTAATTCTTTTCTATTTTTGAATCCCATTTCAGATGAAGCGACTTTCATCCATTTTAAACCAAGCTCTTCAAGTGAAGCGAGTTTAACTGAAACCTTTTCCTTCTTTTCTTCTATTCCATATACATCTGCAAAATAACCTTGATCATTGAACCTTAGGTGTATAGCATAAGAATCTTCCATCTTAGAAAATTCATTAAGATAGGGTGCGTCGAATTCTTTAAACGCGATTGCAAATGAATATACTTGTTCGTAGTCCTGTTTAAGTCTATTAGATTTAAGATAGAACTGTTCATGGTGATCATTGTCCCATTTACCCTTTTGAGATTGACTCATCACTTCAAAATAATACATCTGTCCTTCGTCTTCAAACGTAAGATCAGCTCTTTTGGTTGCCATTCCAATTGTGATAGGTGTTTCTAATTTTCTGTCTATATCTTCAATGCTGGATAAACCACATGCTTCGATTACAGTGTTCATTTCTTCTTTGCCAAAAAAGGCTTCTACGAATTGAGTTTCTCTATTACATTCATAGGCTGAAAATACATCTGTTAACGTGTGGTCGTTAGTTTTAATTCCTTTCGAATATCTTTTCATTTATTGCTTTGTTTATTAATTACTATACTAATATAACAAAAAAACCCGAGATAAAAAAATCTCGGGCTGCTTTTTTTCAAAAAAAGTGCAATGTTTTACAAATCTTCTGGAAAATACTTGTCAAGTGCTTCTAACTTATCATCAGCGTCAACTAACATTGATAAAGCTTCTTCTGCATTTTTATAGAAATCACCAGTTGAGTGATCTCCAATACCAGATCCTTTATTTCCTAAAAGATCTAAAGATAAAAGTGCTTTTGATTTTTCAGCTAAGGCACTAGCTCTTAGCATTTCGATTAATTTCTTATTCATAATTGAGTTTCTAGTAGTTTAAATGTTTCTTCTTTTAAAAATTCTTCAAAGGATAAAGGGATCATTTCTCCTAAAATAGCATTTACCTTTGAGCTATTAAGTGCGTATCTTCTATCATGTCCGAGACGGTCTGCTACAAATTCAAATTCAGGAGTTTTGCCCATGATGTTTCCTATCATTTCAATAACTTCTAAATTAGTGTATCTTTCCTCTGAACCAATATTAAATACTTCGTTAATTCGGTCTGACATCATTAAGTTATAAATAACTAAAGTGTTGTCTGTTACGTCCATCCATTCTCTAACTTGCTTTCCATCTCCATAAACAGGAATTTTCTTTCCTTCTTTAATAGAGCGCATGATAGTTGGGATAAATTTTTCTTTATGTTGATGGGCACCATAATTGTTACATGTTCTGGTAATAATATATGGAAGATCAAATGTTCTGTTAGCTGAAAGGACTAGCATGTCTGATGATGCTTTAGTCGCCGAATAATAAGAAGAAGCTACTAGCGGAAATTCTTCATCCGCTACTACGTCCTTACTAATGTCGTCCATGTCGCCGTAAACTTCATCTGTAGAAATATGAATAAATTTTCTAAGATTAGGGTTTTGTCTAGCACACTCTAAAAGATTGAACGTTCCTTCAACGTTTGTTCTAACGAAAGGTCTACCGTCTTTTATAGAATTATCCACATGACTCTCAGCTGCGAAGTGAACAAGGAAATCATATTCTCCTAGATCTTCTACTGTTACTTCGCAAATATCTTTCTGAATTAATGTTACTTTAGTTTTAATGTTATTTGGATTTGCAGCATAAGTCATTTTATCAACTACTACAATTTCTGCTGTTGGGTTTTTTCTACCAATCGTGTTTACAAATTCAGATCCTATAAATCCAAATCCACCAGTTACTATTATTCTCATTTGTTATTAATTATTTTAGCCGCTTCATCAGCTGTTAATGACTTTACGTTTTCTTCTACAATAGAAGGATTCTGTAAGATGGTTTGCTTAGTTATTAAATCTTTAATTCTTGTCGTAGACCAATTATGTGATCTAGTTGTATAAAGAACCTCAATTGGCATGTGATCTCCTGTGAATCTTTTACCAATGTAATCATCTCCTAAAATTCTAACATCTGGTTTATAAAATTCCATTAAGTTAATAAGATCTTCTTCTGTTTGATATGTAACTACTTCGTCTACATATTTAATAGCCATTAAAGTTTTATATCTTTCGTATAATGGAATTACTGGCTTGTATTTAGTAAATCTAGTTTCCGAAGGATCTCTTTGTAGAAATACCATAAAGTAATCGCAGTGTTCTTTTGCTGTTTCGAATGTGTAAATATATCCGGGGTGAAGAAGATCGAAGTTCCCTGCTGTAAATCCTATTTTACCTTTATTTTGATCCATTTATTTTATTTTCTTGTAACTTAATTCTGAGCCACAGTTGGTGAATAATTATTTCAATGGATTTTTCATCATCCTGTTCAAGCGCAGTAATTATAGAAAATTGATCAACTAGTTTTCTAGCAGAATCTAGATGATCAAAGGTAACGCAAGAATCAATGACAGCTTCGATTTTCTCTATCGCCTTAATTGACCATGTTTTATAATTTCCGGGTCTGAAGATAATGTTATCCATATTATATTATACTTAAAAAGACTAAATTGTTTATATTTTATATTTAGATCTATACCACTTGATAAGAATACTTGCAGTGCTGTAGTTGGTAGCCAAGGGGATGTCATGGACATCGCAAAGTCTCATTAGCATTGATATATCTACATCATGTGGATGTTTATCGAGAGGGTCTCTCATGAATATTACGCCTGTGATTTCTCCTCTAACTACCATTGCCGCTATTTCAGCATCTCCACCTAGAGGACCACTTTGAACAGTAGAAACTCTATCAATTCCAGCATGCTCTACCTTTTTCCCCGTAGTTCCTGTCGTAACTATATCCACTGCATCGCTATTAAAGAAATCTAATCTCTTAGAGACAAATGCTACCATGTCTGCTTTTTTGTTATCGTGTGCAATTAATGCGAATCTCATCTTGTCCATATCTTATTAATAAAAAATGCTCTGTAGTTATACAGAGCATTCTTAAATTGTTTAAATATTTTAAAGATTACCAGCTAGCGGCCCATACAAATTCAAAGTTATGTTTCTTACAAAACTTTTCAATCATATCTGAAATCTTAGCTTGGGCAGCTTCGTACTTAGCGTAATCTCTTCCATCTATAATATTATAAGCACTTTCACCATATTCATCAGGATGTCTTAATTCTCTTGGCTCGTCAGTCTTATAATAAACTTTCTTTTCAGCTGTTCTAATATAAGGCATTCTTAATTCTATTCTTCTATGTGCTTTTCTTCCGCTTGCCTTTGCGATGTCATATTGCTTTTCGATTCTTGGCTTTAATCTAGTCCATTCGGCTAATATTTTATCATTAGCTTTAAAACCTGCTAAAATAGTTTTCATGTCAAATTCTACTCCGTTTACTCTTTTGTAATCTTTGAAAACTCCAACTACATCATCCATAAATTTATCAAAGCTAGAAATAGATTGATATGATCCATGGACAATTCCCATACCCCATTCATCTTCTACCTTTCCAGTTGATACTTTTTTGGTTCCATTGAATAATTTTGCAAATGAATAATTAGGTCTACGAGTTGAGTTGTTAGAAGAAAACTTAAATACTTCATGTTTCCATGATTTTCCTCGAAGATCAATAGCTAAACACAAATTACCTCCATAATTCCATTCTGATCTATAAACTCTACATCTAAATTGAATTTTTGGAAATTCCTTTTTTAAACGCTCTGCCATTTGTAAACCATTACCGAAGTTAGATTCTCTTTTGTATGCTTCTTTACATTCTTTAGATTTTCTAGCAATAGCTAAAACCTTACTTATTGTATAGTATGTTTCTGAATCGAATATTTCATCATCTGTTTCTTTATCTAAAATAACATCTTCATTAATAGATTTTAAATGAGTCAGTTTAGTGGATGTTGATTCTGCAAATGCTTCAATATCCCATTGGATTCTTTGCATTGGATCATCACCTCTAAAGTTTTTCTCAACCCAATCAATAAGACCTGGTTCGAATTGGGCGTTTTGTGCCATATCATAGGCATTCTTCCAACCGTCGTTTGATGCAACGTCTTCTAACCATTGGTCATATTTCCTTTGAGTCCATCTTACTTTCTTAACAGCTTTCTTATGAGGACCAGCTCCTAATGTTGACTTTACAGTATTGTAGTGTTCTGGACCTGCAAATACGCCTTCTGCCCATTCTTGATCTCTTTTATTACCGTCCCAATATTTAATTTCTTTTCTGAATCTTCTTAGTGAATAATTACCACCTTCAATTTGTTTACGCTTTGTTACTTCTCCTTGTCTGTAACCTATTTCAATCTTCTTTTCTTCGGCAGTTTTAGGATCCATTTCGAAATGTAAAGATTTTACTAAATCTCCAATACCATCAAATTTACCTTCAGTAACTACTGATTCATCTAAACCTAATGATTTATTAACTAGATCTTCAATAACAGTAGAATAATCGTCCTTCAAAGCCCATTTAATTGTTTGACCTTGACTTCTTGCTTTTTTGTTTATCCATTTAAGATGTGTTGCATCAGTAAGAAACTCGGAAGCTTCTTTTGCAATTCTCTTTGGATCCTTTTTCCATTCTTCAATAGTAGTGCCAAAGTTATTACCGTATGTAGAACCATTAGTTCTTTTAAGGTTATTGATTCCACCAATCTTAATGTATATGTCATTATTAATAGGCATTGCTTCAAAGAAAACTACATCTCTTTCTTCTGGGTTGTTTTCACCAGATAATTGATCAATAGCATAAGTACTATGAACTCTCCAAGTAGGTTCGCCCTTTACATTGTATGCTGCTGAGTGCGTATCTCCACCAAATTCAGAAGCTTTTAACTTATATGCTTTAGCTTCATTGGTGGATCCGAAAGATTCAAATGATATAATGTTTTTCATTTCGCGTTGTTTCTTTTTATTTCTCTTCTTCTTATACTCTTCTTCGGCATCTCCCTTTCCGGCTGGAATATCCCCTGATCCAACTGATGTTTCAGTTGGTAAAGAGACTTCTCCCATTCCGGCCATATCGCCAAGTGATAAGTTTTCGTTTTCGTTTAATTCCATATCTTAATATTCAAATGGTGGAGTTCCATAATCACCTTGTTCGATGCCATACCATACTCCTGATACTTGTAAATACCACCATCCATATTTAGTGTCGTCTACTACTTTAAATTTCTTAGGTAATTTAACAGATTTTTTTGGAGCTCTAGCAATATACTTTAAAACTGGAACACCATCATCCCATGTTTTTTTAGTAGATCTTGCTTGAACTGATTGTCCATCTGAAAACGCATCAAATGCTTTTGCATCTTCTATTTCATCTGCTAATAAATCGATAGCTGATTCATTAATGTATTGTTCAAATAATTTTACTTTTTTCATTTTACCAAACTATGTTTTTATTATCCCATTTAGCCATTCTTTGCTTAAGCTCTAGTGCTTTACGCTTAGCATCTCTCATATACCAAGAACTTGATGAACCGAATTTTTCTTCTTCAGTTTTCATATTAACGTATGCTGAAACATATCCTTGATAATCTGACAATATATTTGCAATATAATTGGTTAAATCTCTAGGTCTAATTTCTCTTCCTTTAGGGTCTTTTCCTATTGTTAATTCGTTATAGTTTCCTAATTCTTTTTTAGCTAAACCAGCCATTAAGAATTGGTGTGCATCTTCGATAATTTCTTTAACTTTCTTGTCTATTTTATCTGGGTTATCAGCTTTCTTCGCAAGAATATCGTTATACCTTGTTAAGTTATCCTCTTTGATTTTCTTAGGGTTTGTAAGTGCAGTAGCTCCAGATTTTGCCTCTGCTCTTGCAGATGTCTTATCATCGGTAGATAAAGAAGCTCTTAATGTGTCTAAATTAATAATGTAACATTCGTCAGACATTTCCGCAATTCTTTTAATGTTACCTAATCCCGTTCCACTATATTGGTTGTGTGATTTGTTAACACCGACAGTATCTTTAGATCCAGGGTATTTACCCATGTTCTTAAGTCTTCTTGTGTTTTTCTTACCACCTATTGTGTCGCTGTTTCTATTCCATATTGAATCGTTCTGAAACATTTCATTTTTTCCATTAGAAACAGCTAATAAACAATTTCCAGGAATCATTTCAACATATCTTCCGGAAGAAGGAGCATATTCATTTTCTTTTTCATTTCTAGAAATCCAAAATACAATTACGTTTCCGAATGTTTTTGCTTTCTTATAAACTTCAACTGGGTTGCTATTAGAAATTATCATATCATCGGTAACTTTATCTAGTGCTACTTTAGCAAGACCGTATATACCTTTAATTAATTCCTTACCACCTTTTTTGATGTCTATTAATCCTCTTAACTTGGAAGAAGCTAGAGCTTCATTAAGTTTTAAAGATTCAGTTGCTCTGTATTTTGCAAATTTACCCTTTTTAATTGTTTTAACTAATTCAGCTTCGCTATCGTCAATATTGCCATATACATCATTATGTGTTGCTGCGTTTACTATTTCACCAGCA